ACTGATTCAGTATATGGTTGGGTGAACAGAAGAGAAGAAGGTCACTTCCATTATGATGAATGTTATGTAAGAGTTGACGATGTAATATACATTGATACTGATGTAGCTGGACAACATGATGTATACTATAATGATTGTTGTGATGAATACAGACATATAGATGACCATTGTAATTGTGATGACGAAGATGATTGTTACTTTGATAACAAAAGGTCTTACGATAAGGTTCAAACTTTAAGCTATCATAAATTATATGGCACTAACAGTCCAACCTTCTCTATATCTAACGGTATGCGTTATACATTCGGTGTAGAAATAGAAACAAGTCGTGGTAGTATAAGCCATTATGATGACCTTAATTTAGGTTCTGTTTACGATGGTTCAACTAGTGGTCCTGAGTACGTTACAGGTATCCTTAAGGGTGACTACGGCTTTAATCATCTCAAGTCTATATGCGATAGAATACATGCAAATCACGAGATTAACAAACGTTGTGGTGTACATGTGCACATCGGTGGACAGTTCAATAGACTGTTCACTATCATGCTATTACGTCTCGGTTATCAAATTCAAGATGAAATCTATCGTATGATGCCACCTTCTAGACTTGGTAATACTTACTGTAAATACATACCTGATTATGTTATGGACATCAACCTAACAAATTGGCGTGAACACTTAGGTAAGTATATACACGGTAGTGGTAATACGTTGGATAAAAACTGCAACAAAAAGTCAAGACTTGGTAGTTATCCTTCAACTCGTTACAGGTGGATTAACTGCGTTAACTTTAGTAGTAACAGCGGTAAACCAACTGTAGAGTTCAGGAATCACAGTGCTTCTATGAGTTATTATAAGATACGCAATTGGACGTTGATGTGTATGGCTATTGTACGCTTTGCACAAAACAACCAGAAACGTATATGGTATAATTTAGAAGATATTACACTTCATGAAGTTATGATGACTTCACTTGGTGATAATATTGGACTACAAATTATGTCATATTACCAGAAACGTGTAGCTTTATTCGCTCATAATTATACAGAAAATGGTGATTACTATAATAGATTACCGTCGGGATACATAAGAAATGGAGAAACAATTGATTAATATACAGTAGGTAAGAGTAATTAGTGTACACTCTTTTAAGACCGTGATACTAGTGCGAGCCTGGCGAACCACATGTGCGCCTACTATATATTTAACTTTATAAAACAAATCATGGAAGACAATAAACTGATTGCAGAATTTATGCAGAAAGGTTCAGAAGGATTTAGATTGTATGACTATAATGGTAAGCATTATAAATTATATGAACTTAAATTCCACACCTCCTGGGATTGGCTAATGCCAGTAGTAGAGAAGTGTTGCATATTAAATAACGAAGAAGGCTTTAAGCCTTTCTATAATTTGTGTGAATTAAAAATTGCAACAACACACAAAGCAGTAGTAGAATTTATTAAAAAGTATAACTAAGATAATTAAAAGTTATGGGAGTAATGAAGAAGCTAGCTATACAAATAGCAGAAGCAAATATATCAAGCCTGTATAGAGATGCAGACGCAGAAATGTTATTCATAAAAGCTATGGATGCAGAACAACAACAACGTGTTATGCACGAAGAACAACTATTAGAAAACCAGATAGAAAATGACAAAAAAGAAAACAAATAAACCGAAAATGGTTACAGAAACCACCGATGTATTACAATTCGGTGCAGTTGGTTTGACAGGTGGTTACTATAGTAGTAGTAGCAATAGACAAATCAAATCTTCATCAAGTTATTCACACATGTTAAACGGAAAAAAAATAAAGTAATGACTGAAAAAGAAATTATTAAAGAACTTGTTACTATGATAGACGCTGTCCAAATAGACATTTCTAGTATGGGTTACAAAAAGTGGAAGAAATACGAACAAGCACTAGATGCTGCAGATAAATTATTAAACAATGACTAGACAACAATTTTTACACGACGGAGGGTTAGACTTTACCGTTGAGAAAGTGCCTGTACACACGTATAATGTGTTACATGCAGACGATTATAACAAAACACCATTCTTTGCTACAGTAAATGTTAATTCAGGTGAAGCATTAGGTACAGTGAAAAGTAAATACACTGTAAAACAAAACCATGAGTTGTTAGATTATATATTAGAAAAGATTGGAGAAGGTAATTACGACCTATCAGAATCTAAATGTGGACACTTTAACCATGGCCGTAAGGTATACTTCTATATAAAGACAACTTATACAGCTGACTGGGGTCAAGAACAGGCAGACACATTTGTATATGGATTATCATCACATGATGGTAGTCAAAAGCTAGTGTTCGGTGTATGTAATAAGATACACAGTTGTAGTAATATGTTTGGAGTTCTTATGAATGACAAAGATAAAGCTCATATTGTTAAGCATACCAAAGCTATATCAAGTATCGAAGGTAGTAATACACTCGAAGACATGATTAATAGTAACATACGTGGTATATCTAACCTTATGAAAACTATGCAACGACATCAAATTACTTACGATAATACTATTGTATCTGATGTAATGGATATTGTTGCTAACTCTAAAGGTAAAGCACTACGTACACCTTACTATACCAGACGTAATTTAGTAGAAGATTCAGTTATTACTGAGATGAATACTAAAGGTAATACTTACTACGGTTTATTTAACGGTATGACTCACTATATTACACACAACATGGAGTCTGATGACAACATAATGAACAGTATAGTAGGTAAGGGTAGCGAAATATCCAAAAAAGTAGTTCAGAAAATTGTTAAGCATATGAAAGAAAATGGATGCTTAAACTAACAACTGCAATAAATACCTTATTATGTTTGTATGAAGATTCAAATATAAAAATATCATTACTATCTTTCTTAGTGTTGGATTACCATGTATCTACAAGTATGCATGATATAAGGCATCCAGCACTAGGAAAGGTGTATGGTATTAGTGATGAGCAGTTGGACTTATGTTACCTTGAGCTAGAATACTATGGATACATACAAATAAAAAATGAATTCATAGCATTTACTAAAAAAGCAAAAGAAACGCTTAATGTTGTAGGTAAACGTATGACAACACAGGAACGTTTGCATCTTGAAAGTACATTTGAAACATTTTGGAAGTCTTATCCAATTAAGGTTGGTAAGAAAAAAGCAATGTTTGAATGGAAAAGATTACGTCCTGACGATAAGTTAATAGCAAAAATAATGTTGTCTATCAATGCACAGTTAGAATACAAAGTCAGAGAAGAACGTAAAGGTTCTTTTGTACCTAGACTACCAGACGCAGAAAGATGGATAAAACACGAACGCTATAACGATGAATTTGTAGCAGGTAAAAACTACATTAGTATAAACAATAAAACTCAGAGAGATGAACGGTAATATAGAGCAAATACTTATAAGTAAGCTTATACATAAAAAATCTGATTACTATGAGTATAATGAAATACTTGTTCCTGAACTATTTACAGACCCAATACACCGTGCAATATTTGTATGGTTAGATGCAGAGTATCAAGAAGGTCGTAAGTTTGATATACTAAAAGCTAATACTGATATTACTAATGTAGACAATATAGCATATCATCTTGCAGTATGTTCAGACAGTGGTATAAGTTACATGCACGAAACGTTAACATGTATAATGCACCTTAAGAACGACCATAAAAAGTCTGTTGTTAAGTCACTGTGTCAAAATGTGTTGCATAACATAGATAACAAAGACGTAGATGATAATATTTCTATTATAGAAAAGTCTTTGATTGATGTCAATAAATCAGATGTTGGTTCTATTGTAGAAATTACTCAACATTTGCGTGATACTATCGCTGTCATTGAGAAAAATTCACTATCATCTGGAATTAGTGGTATCACTTCAGGCTTTGCGTCTATTGATAGGTTTACAGGTGGTTGGCAACCTCAAGACCTTATTATAGTCGGTGGTGCATCATCTATGGGTAAGACGTCCTTTGCACTAGCTTTGGCATCAAACGCTGCTAGAGCAGGTCATAATAGCGTTATATTCTCTTACGAGATGTCTACAACACAGCTAATGTCTAGAATACTAAGTTGTGAAACTAATATAGACAATAGATACCTAATAAAGGGTACTCTTACTGCTGAAGAATGGAGTACTATTCATAGTGCTACAGGTAGTATCGAGAAGTTACCTTTGTATATAGACGATTGTAAAAGCACTAGCCTTCGTTATTTGCTTAATAAAATTAGGCAATATGTTATTACTAAGGGTGTTAAGCTTGTAATGATAGATTATCTCCAGCTTGTGAGCAACATGCTTAAAGGAAGAAGCAGGGAGCAAGAGGTATCTGTCATTGCACGCTCCCTTAAAAACATTGCTAAAGAGTTAGACATTACAGTTATAGCTTTATCGCAATTATCCAGAGGTGTAGAACGAAATGAAGGATGCAGGCCAATGCTATCTAATCTAAGAGAATCAGGTGAGATAGAACAAGCAGCAGATGCAGTAGTGTTTGTATACAGGCCTGAATACTATGGATTTGATGCAGACAGCGAAGGAAGAAGCACGGAAGGAAGAGCCGAAATTATATTTGCAAAAGGTAGAAATATCGGTATAGGTAGCAAGTGGCTTAAGTGGACAAACTACTTAACTAAGTTTGACGAAATAGAAACTATTTACTAATACACTTTGTTAATAAGTAAATATTTTGTATCTTTACCTATATGAAAAACTCGCAAGATATAGTTGATAAAATCAACGACAGCCTGCCTTTCAGCAAAGAAACTATACGTACTGTTGTTAACAAAACGTTTGGAGAGATTAAAGAAAGGATAAGTAAAGGCGACAAAGTTATGTTAAGAGGTTTTGCAAAATTTGTTAGTGCATCAAGCAAAAAAACCAAAACCTTTGACATAGAAGAAATCAAACAACTAAAAACAAAAAACAAATGAAAGCAAACATTATTGTAGTAGGAAAGAGTGGCTCGGGTAAGTCATCATCTTTAAGAAATTTAAACCCAGAAACTACAGCTGTACTAAACATTGAGCGTAAACAATTACCGTTCAAAGGTGCTATGAAATTTAAGAATGTAGGTATACCTGACTTGAATACGTTTAATGCAGCGTTCAAGAAAGCAGTTGAGTCTGATGAAATAAAAACTATTGTTATAGAATCGTTTACATCTTTAGTAGAAATGATATACCGTGAAGCTGATATAAGATTTAAAGGCTTTGACGTATGGTCATTCTACAACAAAGAGATAGATAGAATCTTAAATATGAGCAAGAATAGTAATAAATACATAGTATTCTTGGCGATAGACGGTGCTTACGATGGAGATGAAGGAGTTCAAGAACGTTTTGTAGCTGTTGACGGTAACAGATGGAAAAAACGTGTAGAAAAAGAGTTTGTTGTATGTTTATATACGGACAATAGATACACAAACGATGTTTCTGAATACAGATTTAGAACTCAATCCACTGGTAAAGACTCTGCAAAGAGCCCGATGGATATGTTTGATAATCTATATATAGACAATGACCTTGCGCAGGTTATAGAAAAGTGCGAAGAGTATTACAATTAATTATAAACCAAACAAAGAAAAAAAATGTTTGACAATTTAAACGAAGTAGAAGTTAGCACAACTACTAACTACCTACAAGCAGGTGTACACAAAGTACGAATCATGGAATTCAAATCATCTGAACAAAGAGAAGGGTATACAGGTACACCTTATACTGAATTCAAAGTACAAAACCAACAAGGTATTGCATATCTTAAAATGTCAGGTGCAGATGATAACACATCTCAAAATGCAATTGATATACGCAAGAAGATATTTGCAGGGTTTTTACGCTCAGCAGGTGTAAACAATCTAAATAATGTGCCTTTAGCTTGTAAAGAGACGTTAGGTAAAGACATTAACGTCTTGTTATGTTCAAGAGAATATTGGACTAACGACAAAGACACAGGAATGCCTGTTGTTAAAAGTGTTGTAGATTATAAATATTCTACAGCTGGTGACCAACCATTGCAATGGACAGAAAAGTATAACAAAACGTTATCTCCATCTGACCAAGCATCTTACAAAGCTGCACATGATGCATACATAGGTGCTAATCAAAATGTAGCAGGAAGCGACATGCCTTTCTAAATAATTATATAGGGGTAGGTAAAACTACCCCTTATATATTATGAAATTAAAACATGTAGCTAAAGTTATAAAGTGTAAGCTACACTTTGGTGATGTAAACAGACTTAACGAAGACATTTGTAGATACGAAGATAAAACAGTTGAAGTAACTATAAAAGAGTACAAACCTAAAAGAAGTAACCAATTGAATCAATACTATTGGGGAGTTGTTGTCAAGATTATATCCGACTATACAGGGTATACTAAGGAAGAAACACACGAGCTGTTAAAGCAAACTTTTCTAAAAAAGAAAATCCTTATAGATGATGAATGGTACGACACTACGGAGAGTACTACTAAGATGAACAATAAAGAAATGTTAGAGTTCATTGACGAAGTTAAGATGTGGGCATCACAAACACTAAGCGTTTATATACCCGACCCGCATGAAAAAGAATGAAATATTTATACCGTTTAATGTTAGTTCAAGCAAGAACAGCAAACAATGGACAGGTAAATACCTGATAAACAGCAAGGCAACAAGAGAGTACATAAAGAAAAGCAAGAAATATTACGTAGAACAAACAGAACGTTTTATCGAGCTTACTAAAGACTTACCTAAACCTTTGCATATATCATTCTATTTCATACGCAATAGCAAACGTAGGTTTGACTATATCAATCCAGCACAAACAGTGCAAGACCTGATGGTTAAGTACGGATGGATTGAAGATGATGATGTATACAACTTAGTACCATACTTTCATGGATACCATGTTGATAAAGAAAACCCAGGAGTAATTATAAAAGTTTTAAAAAATGACGAAGCAAAAAAGCACACACAAGACTAGACTATTAGAATGGTTTAAGACACACAATAGTATCACATCTCTAGAAGCATTTAGAGAGCTTGGTAATACACGGTTAGCGGCTACAATATTTACGCTGATAGACGACGGTAATACAATAGAAAAAGAAACTATTGCAGCGCCTACTAGATACAATACAAACGCATACGTAACTAAATACACACTAAAGTAATGAGAGAAATCAAAAAACTTACAGATGATTATATCAAAGATGATGAGTCGTACTTTGCAGATAATATGTACGTTACTAACAGTATGCTTAAACAGCTTAATAACGGTAGTACAATAGAGCTTGAACACTATTTAAACACTGAACATAAAGAATCAGAATCTTTATTAGTTGGTAGTGCATTTCATTGCTACATACTAGAGCCAGACGAATTTGATAAGCGTTACGTTTATGCACCAAAAGTTGATAAGCGTACTAAAGCAGGTAAAGAGTTATATGCAGAGTTCTTAGAAACTATTGGAGATAGAAAGCCAGTGCCAGCTTATTACGAATTAGTATTTGAATGTATGAACAATGCTCTTATGGTTAATCCTAATTCAAGAAAATTACTTGAAGGTGCTAAGCAACGTGAAGTGATACACTTTTGGGAAGATGTAGAAACAGGTATCAAGTGTAAGGGTAAGGTAGACGCAGAAGGTGATGAGTATTTAGTAGACCTTAAGACTACAAGTAAGGGTGCTAACCTAAAGGCTTTTCAAAAGTTTGCTACAGACTATAACATTACACAGCAAGCAGCTTTCTATTTAAATGGTACACAAAAGAAAACATTCTTCTTTATAATGTGTGAGCTTAAAGCTCCGTTCGGTATAGGTATATATCAGATGAGCGAAAAAGCTATTGAGCATGGTAACAAAGAAGTTGCAGGTTGTTTAAATTTCTACTCTAAAATAATAGAGGAAGAATTAGTAACTGACCTTAACGGAGGTAATGTAGTTATTGTATAATGGAGTTAGTATTTGTATACGGTACTCTTAAGCAAGGCTTTAGTAACCACGGGTT